TATCCTTTTGGTAAATTGTTTCTTCCAAAATATTTAATTAAATTTAATTCTGTTTGTATTACATCTTCATTTTTTAAAAAATGTGTTTTATCAAGAAAAAAAATATTATTAAATGAGTTTCTTTCGTTTGCTTTGTGTAAGACAGGTTCGTGTTGGTCAAAAAAGTTTAAGACATTATCAGGGTCTTTGTAAAAGTTTTTCATACAAAAAACGTTTTCTTTAATTTTTTTGAATTCTAAATTGTTATTTTCAAATAACATTATTTAGGAGTCTGACCTAACATGTCTTTTAATGATGGAGCAAATACTTTAACATCTCGTCTGATATTTTCAGCAGTTGTTGAAGTGTTTGGGTCATCTATGTCAGCTTGCATAGCTTCTTCAGATTCATATTCTTGACCAGTTTCCATATTAGTTAATGTAGTTTCAGTCTTTACTTTGTATTTTGGAACAACTCTACCGTCCTCTAGTGTGACAGTTCCTATTTGTTCAGCAGGTTCAATTATCGGCATTATCTCTCCAATTAATATTAAAACTTAAAATAACTCTATCCTCATTAGAATTATTTATTTGTACTTCATGTTGTAACCATGATGGGAAAAAAATCAAGGAATTCTCTTTTGGCTCCCAAGTTACGCTATGAGCTAGGTGTATAGAGGCATCTTTCTTCTTTGGGGGTGATAACACCTCAGCCTGTGGTTTAGGCTCTAGAAATACTAAATTACCGCTATTTTGAGGTACTTTTAAATAGTAAACTCCTGATAGATAATTATAGGGATGTGTGTGAACATTATTTCTAGATCCTGGTGGATTAATCATACCCCATAATCCAGTCATTTCTGGTTCATATTTATCTTGCACATCTAAGTGGTTAAAGCACTCTTTAGCATTACTCAATATATCTCCGACTGTGCTTTTAAATTCTTCGTCTTTGTAAAGATTGTCAGTGCTATGCCATCCGCCTACATTTGATCTTGGCATTCCTTTTTCATCTTTAGCTTTTATTTCGTAAAGTCTATCTATTAAATGACCGTGGCCCTTGATCTCTGTCATCATGACAGGTGTAATAAATAATGATTGTAATTGCATAATATCCCTTTCTACAATTGACCTTTTGTAACCTCCATAAAACTTACAATTATGTGAACTTGATTAGCAGCATTGGCCTGTGCTTTTAATACATCAGACTCTTGCAGAACAAGAGGCTGAGACAATAATTCCGTTGTAGTATTAGTTGCTACACTTTTTTGTTTAAATAATTCAAATGTTGCAGACGACCTGACAACTTCTAAATCAACAAGTGTTGTGCTTCCAGAATCATTACAAATTAAAATAGATTTAACTATGTCAGTTGTAGGAGGCACAGGAGGTGTCGCACCAGGATTAGCTGTAGGCACAGTTAATAAGGTCGTTAAATCTGTTGATGTCATATCAACCATTGCGCTTTTAAATGTATTAGCCAAAGAAAAATGTCTCCTGTTCTTGTTCTTCTTTTATATCTTGTTGAAAGTTTGTATTTAACAAAAATACTATTTGTTCTAATAATCTCATCATTTGGTCAAACTGACCAGCATCATATTCTGGTGTAGCGTTTGGTAATCTAGTAATACTAATTTTTGCCATTATCTTCTTCCGTCAGGTCTTATTTCTAATTTTTGTGAACCTAATCTCCACGGTGTATCATTAACTGTATTAGTTGTATATCTGATTTTTACTGCCCTTCCTCTGCCTCTAACACTTATCTTTTCTGTAGAATTAGTAATTGATCCAGAAGTTTGCACGTTAGCTGTTGATTGAGGATATTGCTCTAAAGTTAATCTTGCAGTCATAGTGTTTGTTAGGTTATCAAAGTCTGGCACTAATTTACTTACAGACATTAATTGATCACCATCGGCTATTTCTACTGAACCAGTTTCTAAAAAAGCAGTGATCGCAGAACCATCTGATTGATTGTTTCCAACTTCATGCTCATGCACAAATGAAGCCCCCGCTGTTAAACCTAGAATAGATGTAGCGTTTGCGGTTGTTGACGCGCTGTACTCAGTGGCTATAGGTCTTTCATACACATATGCCCCTAACCAAGTAGTTCTTCCAAGGGAGTTAGTATACCAAGTTCCTTCTAAATAATTATACGCTACAGACCTATCTATTTGAGTAGCATTGGCTGATGCGTAGTACCATATAATTTCATTATAAGCTGTGTTTAGACCAACAGCTATGTCATTTTTATTTGTGTAACTAATATCATCAAAAACAAAATCCTGCACAGAACATGGCATTTTTTTGACAACACCATCGTATAAATAAAAAGCGTCATCAGACATCCAATATGCTTTACCATTTACTTCTATGGCTGCATGTTGAGCTATCAAGCCAGCGTTAGCACCAAGTTGTCTAAGACCAAATGTAAAAGGTGTACCAACAAATTGTATTCCGTGTAATGATGTATCTGTCCAAACTAATATTTGACCTGTAGATTTAACAGCGCCAACAATTCTAGATCCATCTGTAATTCTTAAAGATCCTGCTTCGTTAGTAGCGACAGGTGTATAATCAGTTGCATCTTCCCTATCAGAAAATCTAAATAGTAAATCGTCTTGCGTTGCCGTATCACCAATTGTAGTTTCTGTTCCAAATATTAATAAATGTCTTGTATCTGTAGAAACTAGACTAAACCTTGATGCAGTTGGTGCGTTTGATAGAGCTGTGGCTCTTGCTCCTAAACCACCAGAGGTATCCCAAATAAACGTGCCACCGTTTAAAACTGTTGCAATTAGATCCTCGCCAAAATTATCTAATGACCAGTTTCTACCTTCAATAACAACATTGGACGAAGATCTAGGTGTATCCCACGTGCTTGCACTCCAAGTTTCTGTGCCCCAACCGTAACCATAAGTTGAACTTACTGGACCCGGATTTATTTGATAGCTGGCATCTACTGAACCACCACCAGCGGCTGTAGTTCCACTAGCATTTGTACCAGCATTTATTGTGTAAGTATTAGAACTTGGCACTGTTAAAATTTCAAACTCGTTGTTAAAGTCAATGCCATCTACAACATTGGTAGCAGAACCGTTGTCAAAAGTAACAAAAGCACCCACCTCTGCTTGATGCCCAGCATCTGTCACTGTAACTGTTGCAGATCCGCTTGAGGTAGCAAAAGGGTTTGTTAATGAATCTGTTGCTCTTATGGGTGTAATATCGTAAACCTTACCTTCTGAATAAATATACAGCTTTCTGTCTGTTCCCAAGGCTAAATACCTAGTGCCATCTAAACCGATCCAAGAATGTGTGTCTCTTACAACCCCAACGACTGTTACGTTAGGATTTGGTAAAAATCTCCAACCACCCCATCTTTCTGGTTTACCGTAGTGAAATCTAACAAAATCAGAATCAATGTATTTACGCTCATCACCAGCAGAATAGGCTGTATCCTGTTTATCTATACCGGGCTTAAATTTAAGGTCTACTAATCGCATTTGACCCAATATTGTATACTAAATCTTTGCTGAGGAAAAGACACATCTTTCCCTGTTTTTGAACGCAAAGGAGTCACACAATGTTGAATAAACGAAGGCATGAGAATCATCAAATTGTTTTGGTTTGGCACCTCTATTATTCGACCCTCATCCATAAAAAGCATATTTCCACCACTTAATTCCTCTCCCTCAGTTAAAACTAAATTAAATGTAAAATGCTCAGAATCTTTATGCCAGTTGTAATATCCTCCATTATTATAAGATATTACGTGAATTTTGTGTTCTTTTTGTCGTTTTAAAAATTGAAACGAATTTAACCCACCATGATTATCTATATAAGAATATAAACCTTGATGATAAAACCATTTCTCTAGATCTAGTATTGCCTTATTGTTTGGAGGTATGGGTTCATTTTTACTAATCCAATAATCCAAACCGCCACACTTTTCACTAAATAAATTTTTAGTATTGTCCGACCACACAGGAAGATCAAAATTTCCTCTATTATTTAATAAATCTATTTTAATTAAATCTAGCATTGAATCTGGTAGATAATTTTTACAAATTATTATGTTTTCTGATATGTATTCGTAATTCATTTAGAACCTTTAAATTGAGTTGCCACGTTACCTCTAAATGCATAATTACCGTAGTGAGTCATACCTGACATTATGTCCGCATAAATTTTACCGCCAATATTTTGCCACAAACGACAAAAAGCATAGTCTTCTGATAGATATCTTTTAGTTTGTGGTTCTATCATCGTATCAAAAAAAGTATAGTTCCAATCAGATGTGTTATGGTAATCAAACTCTTTGTCATGAGATTGGTTTAAATGTTGATCTGGTTTAAATTTAAGATCTGGATAGATTCTTGCCATTCGTTCAAACACTTGTCTTTTAATCATCATAAACCCTGTGGGTCCATCCAATACTTCAATAAAGCCTTTGTCTAATGATATTTTATTAGGATCTTTAACATTCAGATTATACTGCAATGAAGCTGCCATCAGCTCGTCCTCAGACATATCTGGGTTTTCTTTCAATCTTTTTTTAACCTTTATCCAATCAATAGTTTTTCTTGGATATATACCTGTAACAACATCTTTGTCATAATCCAACATTCTAATAACAGCTTCAGGATTAAAAGCTAAATCAGCATCTATAAACAGTAAATGCGTATAATCACCATCCATAAACAATTGCACTAAAGTATTTCTAGCTCTGGTTATTAATGACTCATTGCCAATAGTTCCAAACTGTAATTCTATTTTCTTAGTGGCTGCCAAAGCTACAAGTTGCATACAGCTTTTAAAATAGTCTGCTGTAATCATGCCTCCATAACAAGGGGTGCCAATAAATATTTTAGACATACTCATTTCCTGTAATCCTTAAATTTTGTGATATTATTATTCTCTCGTTGCTTTCTTTGTAAGTAACATAGTGCCATTGAGCTGCTGGGAAAATTATCAATTTACCAACCTCAGCCATTTCAAAGTGTTCTTTTTGATCAGATGTATGGTTTGATGATATTAAAGAGGTAGATCCGCCATCTGTTAAATATAAAATACTAGAAAAATTTGCACGTAATGAATGATGATTATGTGAATTGTGTGCAGAATCTTTACCATAAATAGCTGTCCAATATCTACCAAGCTCTAGCGTATAACCTTGACTGGCAAATTGAGTTGCTACTAAATTCATAAGTGCTTCGTATTCTCTTATCTGTGTTGGTTTTTTATAATCTGTGTAATAGTTTTCATAATGATTAATAGAATAAAAAAAACTAGTTTCTTTTATTTCTTCTTTTTTATTTGTTATTTCTTTCAACAACGCAGACATCTCGTTTTCGTTAAATTGAAACTTTCTAATTAAAGTTGGAAATAATTCTTGTTTAGATATTAACATATAAATATTTTATTCCTGCCTGTTTAATTGTTTCTATGGCTTCACCGTAAGTATTAACTAATGGATCACCAGCTAAGTTTAGCGAAGTGTTTAATAATATAGGCACCTTTGTTTTCTCATAGAATGCTTTTATTAAATCGTAGAAAAATTTATTTTGTTTTTCCGTAACAGTCTGCACTCTGCATGTCTTATCCACGTGTACTATTGCGGGTATTAAATCTATCTTATCTTCTTTGACTGGTAAGCTATACAACATATAAGGTGACTCCTCAATATTACCCATGTCAAACCAATCTTTTGCATGTTCCAATAAAACAGTTCCAGCAAACGGTCTATAATTTTCTCTTTTCTTAAACCTGTTTACAATAGTTTTGCCGTGTTTATTTCTAGGATCGAATAGTATGGATCTATTTCCTAAAGCCCTTGGTCCTATTTCACCAAGCCCTTGAAATAAAGCAACGACATCTTGATTAATTAATGATGCTACTGCAGCTTCCTTATCTATTATAATCATCGTTGAATCTGCCAATACGGAAAGTTATTTGTTTTGTAGTGAGGTAGATTATGTTTTTTTCTAAAAAACTCTAACACACCAAGACTTAATCCTTCATCATTGCAATGAGGAAAAACTACTAAATTTTTATATTTATTTTTTATAAAAGTATTCCAAACTACATTTTGTGCGCATCCTCCTGAAAAAGATATTTCATCATCCTTATCTACATATTTTGCAAAATGATTAACTAAAGCCTCCCCAGCCCAATAATGCACTGTTCTAGCCCAATCTAATCTTTTGTGCTTAGCCAAAAGTGGATCACCAACATGTTGCTCATACAAGGTAAATTGAAATGCAGCACGCATCATTGTCATATCAAAAACACGTAGTTTGTTTAAGAATTCCTCATCTATACTGCCATATGCTTGCAAGCCCATAAATTTACCGCTTGAATCTAAACGACTTTTAACAACAATTTCCATCTCTATTGATGCTCCATTCATTAGATTACCTAATGAATCGTTCATTTTAAAATTACCAACATCTACTAATTTATCGTCCTCTATATATGACCATGAGGTGTCATAGTCACCATAAGCATCAAACACAAAATGTTTTCTGCACGTCTTTGTTACAGGCCAACTACTTAATGCATGAGCATAATGATGATCAATTCTGGTTATGTTATAAGGCAAGTAATCAAATTTTTTTGTCGGAAAAAAATCATCGTCTTCATAGTTTAAACGATAATGCCAGGGATCAAAAACTATACCTATTTCATCTAAATCGTTTGGCTCTAGATTCCACATTTCTTTAATTTCTTTTATCCAAGATTCAAAATTAGCATAAGCATGATGCTTTCCCATCCAATCATTAATTTTAATTGCTCTAAATCTTTCTGATTTAAAATAATGTATATCTGTTCCATCAAAATAAGATATGTTTGAGTCGTGTTCACATAGTCTCATTCCAAGAAATTTCATGATACCTCCTGATTTAAAAAGGTATCCACTATTGTTTTAGGATTTATTTCTACACAATAAGGATAATCTGATATCAAATTAATATTTTGATTATACCCAAACATCTCAGGTTTAGATGTGCCCCAAAGAACTACACCTTTTTTATTAAATGCTTTGTTTGAACACATATGTTGCAAAGCGCTGTCTATGGTGATGAAGGACACACAATATTTAGCGAGTATCATAAAATCTATTTTGTCTACAAATTTTGGATTACCGCCAAAGTTATTAAAAGCCATGGTGTTTAATAAAGGCTTTTGCTCATTGTCATGACCAAATACAATTATATTTATATTTGGTAGTTGTTCACGCAATAGATTAACAACCTCTTGTCCATGATTGTAATTCTTACCTGCATTTTCAGTATCATAATTGTCAGCTTTGATTGCCTGACCTCCTGTAAATTGCACTAGAATAAATTTACCTAATTTAAGAATATCTTGCTCTAATATTTTTTCTCTTTGCTGATTTATTTGAAAGTTTGGTCGCTTATCATCAACATCTGGTAGTTCATACATCTGTCTCCAATAATCAACAACGTGACAATCACCTTTTAAAAAATTAGATCTGTAGGGCTCATGGTAATAAACATTCCAATAATTTTTAAAAAAAGTATGAGTATGATCGTGTAATGGAGGTATGTGCAACACACAAGAATGAGCAACCCTAGAATCATGCTTAAAAATCTCAGGCCAAGGTGACATAATATTTATTTTTTTATCAACAGTTAAATCATCTAACATTGAGGTAAATTGTAAATGTTTACCTACACCGCCCTCTAAAATGTGTATGTCTGCTAATTTATCTTGTTGCATACTCTACTTTTAAATACTCAATTTTTCTTACCCATCCACGTGGGATTGCTATTGCCCCACCTCCATGATTATCATCTTTGTCAACACACCATGATCTCATGATTACAATTTTGTCATCATTGTTTACAACCATGTATCCTACTTCTTGGCACACGGCCAACGGTGCTTCAATAATTTCTTTTATTGGTAGCCAACCTGTTTCTGTGTCCCTGGCATCAAGCCAAGTGATTCGAACCATTGGTATTTTATTTATGTTCATCCGTGGTAAAAGTTGCATCTTTAGGCACTAAACGCAAATTAAATGATACGGATCTTCTCTCTTCATTAGGAGTTCTAAATGGATATACCATGTGCGTTAGCCAAGACGGAAACATGAATATGTCGCCAACTTCTGGTGGATGCTGTAGTTTGTGTCCACTAAAAGTTTTAGGATCGCCACACATGAAAACAATATCACCAACACTAGGATAATGATCCTCTGCTTTTCTCTCTTTGTCTATGCTTTCTGGCATCTTAGTATAAAACACGCCAGATAAATCACCATCGTGCATATGCGCTGGATTAAAGTCTCCTGCCCATTGGCTCACGGCCCACATAGATTCAATTACCATTTGCTGTACCTTATCAGGAGATATTGTTTCACTCGCTGGTGGTATGCTTAAATACTGTTTTACCATTTCACCAAGCAAAAAAGCTATCTGCTGTCCTTCTTTATCAAGCCATGGTGGTGGTATTCTTACTTCTTGTTTTACATTACCCGCTAAATTTTGTGACCAATCCCATTGTTTAGCGAGCTTTGGATCTTTTAACAACTCATCTGTTTTTTCGTTTACTAAATCTATAAGAAACGGTGGCACTTTGCCTTTGATTACTGTAGGACCAAAAGGTCTAATTGCGTCAAATTTGAGTTTTATTTCTTTCTGCATTCGGATCTCCTCCATTTATCTATTGTCATATAACAATAATTTGCCTATAAATATAGAATTAATTGGCTTTTTATTTCAAGCGTAGCCTTCTTGCCGTAAACAATCACATAAATTGCATTAAAGGAGATTATGCTCAAAGGATTAAAAGGTATATTAGAAAAAGGTCTTCAGATAGCAGCACCTATTATTGGTAACGCAATATTACCAGGCGGTGTTGGTGCTGGAATAGGATCTGGACTAGCTTCATTATTAACAGGCAACAAACCACAAGACGCTCTAATGGCTGCTGGCATAGCAGGATTAGGTGCATCAAGATTTGGTTTTGGAAAAGCGCCTGTGCAAACAAGTCAAGCTGTCGGTAATGAGATCCGCTCTGGAAATGAGAACATTTTTTTCAGAAGACCTGAGCCAAAACAAAGTATATTTTCTAAAATAGGCAGTTCTTTATTTACTACAGAGGACGGCAAAACTAGGCCATCGGCTCTCGGCACAAGCCTAGCAGTAGGATTACCAGCGATATTAGCAGGTGTTGGTGCAGCGGCAGATGCTAGAAAAGCACAACCTATGGATCCTGCAATGTATCAAAGTGCAGTAGACAGAATGTATGGTGGTCAGTTTGCACCGCCTCCAGCTGAAAGAAGAATAGGTGACTTAGAACAAAGAATAACAATACCACAAACAACTTTTCAAGGATCACCACCAAGCAGAGCTAATGGTGGTATAATGGGAACTATGAATGAGCCTGTAAGTTACAGTGCAATGGACGGATCACCAACTGGTTTAATGACTATGGCAGAGGGTGGAGAAACTTTTCCTAGAAAAACAGGCATGATTACAGGACCTGGTGGACCAAAAGATGACAAGATTCCAGCGATGTTAAGTAATGGTGAATTTGTATTTACAGCAAAAGCTGTAGATAGAGCAGGTGGACCAAAAGCAATGTATAGTATAATGAACAAATTAGACCCAGAGTCTGAAAAACCAAGTGAGAGAACAT